AAATTTACAGTTTCAGATTCCACATCATTAGAGCCCAATAGTTACATACAAATTAACAGTGAAAATATGTATATAAAATCTATAGATGGAAATGAACTACAGGTAATAAGAGGCCAAGATGGTACTGAAGTAGTTACGCATCAAGAGGGAGATACTATCGATGTTATAAATTTTGTAGATGATGAACTCATTCAACCTGGAGATGATTTTAATTTTAATGAGGAAACCTTTGATTTTGGTGATGGGTTAATTTATAGTCCAAGAAAAGGTATAGATGTATGAAAAGAAATTTTGATCCAATAGATGAAGCATTAGAAATTGAAGCAGATGTAGAAACTATTTCAAAAGAAATTATTAAAACTACTAAGAAGGAATTAAAAAAACCACTATCTACAGATATTTTAGATAGTGATATAACTCATACTAGAAATACTGTATATGAATTAATACAGCTTGGTAATGATGCCGCATATGAAATGTTAGACATTGCTAAGGAGACCCAAAAAGCGAGAGATTTTGAAGTTGTGGGCCAACTATTAAAAGCAGTTGGTGATTTGTCAGATAAACTTTTAGATAATCAACAAAAAATTAAAAAACTAGAGGAAGAACTTGTGGAGAAAACTTCAGCAAAAGTTACAAACAACACTACAAATGCATTGTTCGTTGGTTCTACAGCAGAACTTCAAAAATTTCTTAAAGATAGTATGAAGGAAAAATAAAATGAAAACATTTCAAGAGTTTAGAGTTTATACCGAACAGTTAAAACCAGTTAAAACTCCAGAAGAGCTTGCAAAAAAACATAGGGTTCCCATAAGTCATATTATAACTCAACTGAAAATTGGAAGAAAAGTTGAGATGGAACATACTAAGGATAAAAATTTAGCATTATCTATTGCATCTCAACATCTAGACGAGTTGCCAGATTATTATGATGGATTAAGTAAAATAGAAAAAAATATTAAAGAGGGTACGCTATTTCATTGGTTTAATAGCTCAAAATCTAAAGATAATAAAAAAGGATGGGTTCAAGCGGATGGTAGTCCTTGTGCGAATGAGCCAGGAGAAGCAAAAACTCCAAAATGTTTCAGTAGTGGTAGATTATCAGCATTGAAAAATAAAGGAAAAGTTGGGAAAAATATTATAAAATCTGCAATAGAAAGAAAAAGAAAAGAAGATCCAAATCAACAAAAAAAATCAAGTTCCGCTAAGCCAACAATGGTTAAGACATTTGCTAAGGGAACTAAGCATAAACATTATATAAAAGCGGAGCCATCATTGGAAGAAGCGACTAAAGATATTCCTGGAAAAGGTAGTGGAACTAAAGATGCTTGCTATTATAAAGTAAAGTCTAGATTTAAAGTTTGGCCTTCTGCGTATGGATCTGCATCTTTAGTAAAGTGCCGTAAAGTTGGTGCTGAAAACTGGGGAAATAAGTCTAAAGAAGTAAATGAAAATTATATGAGATTACAAGCTACTGGTAATACATATTCAATATTATTATCTTGGAGAGGAATTTATAGAATGATACAATTTTTTGTTCCGGGCTTTAGTAGGCCATCTAAAGATGAAATAACCAGTGAAGTAAATAAAATATATCCAGATGCAAAGGTATTAAATTATAAACTTTCGGTAAAAGATCCAACCAAACCCTATTTTGTTTATGGAGACTACAATTGAGAAATCCAGATGAAATCCCATTAAATGATTTAACAAAACAATTTGAATATGCACGTATGTCTAACGAAATTGACGAATGTACGGATGTGGAGGAATTGAAGCTTGCTACCAAATGTTATGTAAAGTTATATTTGTCTACATTAGAAGCTATTGTAAATATAAAAAATATTTAAATTATGTCATCATCTGATACATACTCAGGCAATCCTCTATTAAAAAAAGCCAATATATCAATTGAGTTTAGTGCCGATCAAATTAAAGAATATATTAAATGTGGAAAAGACCCAGTATATTTTGCTAAAAATTATATTAAAATTGTAAGTCTTGATGAAGGTTTAGTACCGTTTAAATTATATAAATTTCAAGAAAAACTTATCAATAACTTCCACAAGCATAGATTTAATATTTGCAAACTCCCAAGGCAAGTTGGTAAATCTTTAGACTTAAATACTCCCATTCCAACTCCTAGTGGTTGGTCTACTATGGGAGATTTAAAAGTTGGAGATGAAGTATTGTCTCCAAGTGGAAAAGCTACAAAAGTCTTAACAAAAACTGACCCGATGTATAACCATAAATGTTATAAGATCGAGTTTGATAATGGGGAAGATATTATTGCTGATGCCGAACATTTATGGGAGGTTAATAGTAGTTATTGGACCTCTGGAAAAAAAGTTTTAACCAGTGAAGAAATATCAAATTCTTATAAGAACAAAAGCAATAATAAAAGAGGAAGGGGAGTTGTTGGTGCATACTACATAGAACTCAATAATCCCACAGAAACGTTTAATTGTGAACCGTTACCAATAGATCCGTATTTACTTGGAGTTTGGTTGGGAGATGGCTATTCTTCTGATGGAAGAATTGTATCACATAAAGATGATTTTCAATTTTATAAAAATAAAATTCAAATAGAATATGAACGGGAAGATGGAAATTGTATTAGATTTAAAGTTTTAGATTTTACAAAAATTTTAAAAGAACAAAATTTATTAAAAAATAAACATATTCCACAAAAATATTTGCGAGCTTCCTATCAAACTAGATTAGAACTTCTTCGTGGATTAATGGATACGGATGGATCTGTAAAACCAAATAGTAGAACCTTTGAATTTTATCAAAAAAACTATGATTTTATTATTCAAGTAGTTGAATTGTTGTCAAGTTTGGGAATAAAATCTAGAGTAAGAGTGAAAACTATAAAAGGTAATTTATACCATACAATAGCATTTACTACAAGTGAAATAGTGTTTAATCTTCCCAGAAAAGTTAATTTAATAAATAAAACTCGGCCAACCCGACCTCAAGATAAAAGAATTTATATACAAAGAATTGAAGAAGTAGACAGCGTTCCGGTAGCTTGTATTTCAGTTGATAGTGAAGATAAATTGTTCTTATGTGGAAGGAGATTTATTCCTACACATAACTCAACGACTGCCATTGCATACCTAATGCATTATATTATATTCAATGATAATGTAAATGTTGCTCTTCTTGCAAATAAAGCTCAAACTGCCAAGGATTTATTAGGAAGATTGCAACTTGCATATGAGAATTTGCCAAAATGGCTTCAACACGGGGTTAAAATTTGGAATAAAGCCTCGCTTGAACTTGATAACGGTTCAAAAATTATTGCATCGTCTACGTCTGGATCTGCTATTCGTGGTGGATCATATAATGTAATTTTTTTAGATGAATTTGCGTTTATTCCAAATCAAATTGCAGATGAGTTCTTTAGTTCAGTATATCCAACTATTACTTCCGGTACAAAAACTAAAGTAATAATGATAAGTACTCCAAAAGGTATGAATGCATTTTATAAATTTTGGACTGATGCGGTCAGAGGAAAAAGTGAATATATTCCTACGGAAGTTCATTGGAGTGAAGTTCCAGGTCGTGATGAAAAATGGAAGCTACAGACCATTGCAAATACTTCCCAAGAACAATGGGAACAAGAATTTGAAAGTTTTTTACCTGAAACCTTGATAAATATTAAGAACGGAGATAAAATAATTGAGATTACCATTGGAGAGTTATATGCAGATTTATCCAACGAAAGCTCAAATTCAAAATGACTATATTAACCTCAATATGACCCAACAAGAAATAGCAACGAAATGTGGGTTCAAAACAAGACAATCCATAGGAAGATTATTTAAAAAATACGATATACAATCTAAATTGAAAAGTCAAATAGCAAAAACAAAAGATATATTAAATAATCCAATACCATCAAAAGAAGTAATAGAAGAAATTTATAATAAAACTAATTCAATAAGCGAGGTAGCTAGAGTTCTAGGGGTAAGTAGAAAACGAGCAACTTCTTGGATTAAGCACTACAATATAGAAATAACTTATTTTAAAAATAATATATGCAATTTTACATTATTTGAGGACTTACACAGTATATCAGTAAAAGAAGCCGCAGTAAAATATAATATATCTACAACTAAAATTAAACTGAGAGTTCCATATATTCCAAAAATAGCATATACAAAAGAAAGACTTAAAGAGATCATATCACTTTATGATTTAAATAATCAAGGATTTTCAAAAGCAATCACACTTGATGATGAAAATGTCTATAATTCAATATTAAAAGAAACATCAGACCATATTTTATATGGCAATAAGATTACTGAAAGAGTTTATAGAATACTTAAAGATTTCTCACCAAATAATAAAGTTGTTTGTAGTAGTTGCGAAAAAGATATAAAATTTTATACAATTGATATGGGGTATGGCAATAGTGAATTGAAAATATGTTCTCATTGTGTGGCAAAGCAATCTGCCGTTTCAAAACCTTCACAAGAATTATTTTGGCAGTTATATAATTCTACAGATATAAAAGATTTTTGTTTTTTTTCGGAGTTAAATTATGAAAAATCCATTTCTATAAGTAAAACAGATAACGAAAAATTTTCATATTTAAAAAAATTGAATAAAAATAGATACGTATTAGATTTTGTATTTAAAAATAAAATTATTGAATTTGATGGGATATACTGGCATTTGGATATTGAAAAAGAGGCTGCAAAAGATAAATTTTTAAACTCAAAGGGGTTTGAAATATTACACGTAACTGACAAAGAGTATTTTAAACATAAACAAAAAACATTAAATAAATGTATAGAGTTTTTAATTGAATGAAGCTTCCACAAACCATAGCATCAAATACTAAAAAAATTGAAATTTTAACACCAAAAGGATTTCAATCTTTTTTGGGCGTGAATAAGATTAAAAAAAATAAGTATATACATTTAAAGTTTGAAGATGGAAACGAACTTAAATGTTCTTTAGATCATCCATTATCAACTATCAATGGTATTACTAGGGCAAAAGACTTAGATAAAGAAACTGAAGTCTTTACACAAAATGGTGGTACATTTCTCAAATCATATCGCATAATTAAAAAGGAAGTTGAACTATTTGATATAGTAAATTCTGGCGAAGATCATCTATACTATTCAAATAATTTAGTATCTCACAATTGTAGCTTCCTGGGTTCTGTAGACACTTTAGTTTCATCATCTAAACTTCAATGTTTAGTATATAATGATCCAATAACTAAATCTGAAGGATTGGACGTATATGAAAGACCAATATCAGAACACAATTATATGATAACAGTTGATGTCTCAGAAGGCACTGGTAAGGATTACCACGCATTTATCGTATACGACATAACTAATATACCATATAAAATAGTAGCAAAATACAAAAACAATGAACTTAAGCCTATGTTACTTTCGGACATTATATACAAAGTAGCAAATTCTTATAATAGAGCTTATGTTCTAATTGAAATTGCCAGCGTTGGAGATCAAGTAGCAAAAGACTTACAATTTGACTTAGAATATGAAAATCTTCTAATGTGTTCTATGAGAGGAAGAGCAGGTCAATTGGTGGGCCAAGGATTTTCAGGTAAGACTTCACAACTTGGTATCAAGATGTCAAAGCAAGTTAAGAGAGTTGGATGCTCTAACTTAAAAACTGTTGTGGAAGATGATAAATTGATAATAAGTGATTTTGATATAATTAGTGAGCTTACCACATTTGTATCTAAGAATAACTCGTTTGAGGGGGAGATTGGAACAAATGATGACTTATGTATGTGTTTAGTAATTTTTGCCTGGTTGATAGTTCAAGATTATTTTAAAGAGATGACGAATAATGATATTCGTAAAAGAATATATCAGGAACAAAAAGACCAAATCGATCAAGATATGTCTCCATTTGGATTTATAAATGATGGGGTCAATACCAATGATGAAGTTATAATAGAAAAAGAGACTGGCGATTTATGGCTTATTGTAGATGAAAAAAATATTTTACCAATGGAAGTTTGGAATGTAGACGAATATGGAGATATGTCAAATGGATTTGATTATATGTGGAATTACAATTAACAACTTTACGAGAAACCAGTTTTTATAAATATTAATAGGAAATAAAGACTTCGAGCTAGAGGTAAAAAGATGGCGGTAAATTTAGTTTCTTCTGGGGTTAATATTAGAGAAGTAGATTTAACTAGAGGAGGTGTTGTAGCCGGTTCTTCCGTTATTGGTGCTATAGCAGGGCCATTTGTAATGGGTCCAGTACTGGAACCGGTGCTAATTGAAACAGAGAACCAATTATTAGAAGTATTTGGTAAGCCTCAAATCGCTGATGACCAATATGAATATTGGATGAGTGCATCAAACTACTTATCATATGGTGGAGCATTACGGGTAGTCAGAAGTGGCATTAATAGTACTACCAGACTAACAAATGCACATTATAACACAGGTGTTGGAAGTACTTTAATACAAATTTATTCGGATGAGGATTATAATAATAATCATACTCAAGATGATGAATGGAGATATAGCTCAAAAAATCCAGGCTCTTGGGCAAATGGACTAAAAGTATGCGTTATAGATTCTTTTGGGGACCAAATTATAAGTGGTATCACTACTAATGCCACAGAAACTGAAATATTTACTGCACAATTATCTACAACTGGAAACATATCTGCAAATGCAAGTACAATAACTGGAATTAGTACTACATCAATATCATTAGGACAAGTTATACAAACTCAACTTTCTGGCGTACTAGCATCGTCTACAACTGTAGTAGGCATAGGTAGCTCTGTAATTGATATATCACCAACATCAATAAATCCTATATCAATTCAAAATATATCATTTAGTTTTGGTAGTGTAGCTATTAGTACTTCTGGAGCTTCAATTCTAGTAGGATACGCAGTAACTCAAAGACTAACTCAAACTGCTGCGGTGGGTTCTGGTATTGTAACATATTCGGGTTATTTAAGAGGACTAGTTACTGAAGTCAATTCAAATGATAAAATAACAGTAAAAATTACAGATAGAGTTGATCAATTAGGAGTATCTTATCCAGTTTCTTATTCAAATCCAGGAGACCCTAGTGTTGATGAAAATGCATTTTCGTTTGATACTTCGCGGAATGAGAGTATATATGTTACTGCAGTTGGAGGATATGGAAATAATGAGTTTTCTGCAGGTAATTTAACCATTTCGGATTGGTATGATAATCAAGTATTGCAGTTGGAAAATAATAGAATATTTTGGAAATCTATTGCACCAAAGCCAGGTACTTCTCAATATTCATTAGAAAGAAATTCCAAAGATGATGAAATACACATAGTAGTAATAGATGATACTGGAAGTATCAGTGGTTCTTCCGGTGCTATATTAGAAAGATATTTAAATCTATCTAAAGCTATTGATGGTAGAATATCTCCATCACAATCAATATATTATAAGAATTATGTCAACAACAATTCTAAATTTATATATATTGGAACCCAAGAAACTGGAGTTGCATCAAATCTAACTGCAACTGGAAGTGTACCTACAGATTACACGGTATCTAGTGGATTTTGGGATAATCCCACACAAAATAGTAAATTTAATGTAGTAGGGTCTAAAATTTATGCCCTAACTGGTGGAAGAGATTATAGTGGGGTGAACTTTGTTGGTGGATATTCTACATCAACTTCAGATGTCATCTCTGCATATGATGTTTTTACAAATGCGGCAGAATATGATATTAATTACTTATTAAATGGACCTTCCGGAGGAAGTAGCATTTTTGAAGCACAGGCCAAAGCACAATCGCTAATTAGCATTGCAGAGGCAAGAAAGGATTGTATTGCGGCAATTTCTCCATATAAAGATGATATAATAAATCAACCAAATTCAAATATACAGACAAATTCAATATTGAAGTTTTTTGGACCATTGCCTTCATCATCATATGCTGTATTTGATAGTGGATACAAATATACGTTAGATAGATTTAATGATAGATTTGTATATATTCCATGCAATTCAGATGTTGCAGGACTTATGGCTAAAACATCTATAAATAATTATCCTTGGTTCTCTCCAGCCGGAAGTAGTAGAGGAGCATTGAACAATGTAATAAAGCTTGCATATACTCCAACCCAAGCACAAAGAGACCAGTTATATACAAATAGAATAAATCCAATCATATCTTCTTCTGGATCTGGCACAATATTATTTGGAGATAAAACTGCATTATCATATGTATCTGCATTTGATAGAATTAATGTTAGGCTACTATTCTTAACTTTAGAGAAATCTATAGAACAAGCTGCTAGAGCCCAATTATTTGAGTTTAACGATGCAATTACTCGTTCAAATTTCATCAATATTGTAGAACCATACTTACGTGATGTGAGAGCGAAAAGAGGAATAACTGAATTTCTTATTGTTTGTGATGAAACAAACAATACTCCAGATATAATTGATGCAAATCAATTCAAGGCTGATATTTTTGTAAAACCTGCAAGATCTATAAACTTCATAGGTCTAACTTTTGTAGCTACAAGAACTGGAGTTTCATTCTCCGAAGTTGTAGGAACTGTTTAATCTAATAGGAGAAGAATCAAATGGCTAACGAAGCAACAACCAATTTACCACAATTTACAGAAAGAACTATCAATGATTTTAAATCAAGATTAGTTGGTGGTGGTGCCAGACCAAATTTATTCGAATGTGTACTAAACTTTCCTACTGGATTGGGAGTAACTCCAGATATTGATTTTAGATTTATGATAAAGGCCGCCCAAATTCCAGGATCCACAATTAGTACAATTCCGGTTCCATTTAGAGGAAGAACACTTAAAATAGCTGGAGACCGTTCATTTGAACCTTGGACTATTACAGTCATTAATGATACTAATTATAAAATTCGCAATTCATTCGAAAAATGGATGAATTTTATGAACCGCCATGACGATAATGCAGGAGTTATTACCCCAGCAGCATATCAAAAGGAAATGTTAGTATATCAACTAGGAAGAGGAATAGCCAACCAAGATGCTAATGCTGGAGCACTTCCAACTACTGCATCAAATATGCCGGTTCTCAAGACATATAAGTTCTT